TAGCTGCACTCGAGGTTGAGAAATCAAAGGAAGCTGAAAAGCAAGCAATTTTAGATCGCATTGGCTTAAGTGCTGATGAACTTAAAATGATACTTGGCTAATGAAGCCTTGGTTATCTAAAGCTGCTGAAACATTACGCGACCAAATAAATGGAGCGTTTGTGGGTAGGAGCAGGAAAGCTGATGGATGGATCGGCGATAATAAGCACGCATCTAGAAAATCCGATCACAACCCAAGATCTAACGGAGAAGTTTGCGCGATCGACATTGACGCTGGCTTATCTGACCAACAAGGGATTAGTTATGATTTGGCAGATCAGCTTCGACTCGCAGCAAAAAAAGATAAGCGTATATCTTACATAATACACGCTGGTAAAATATGTTCAACAAAGTCGCTATGGCGTTGGGTTAAGTATCGGGGCATAAATCCACACCATAAACACATTCACCTAAGTTTTAAGCCAAATCAACCTGGTCATAAGTTCGACATCCCACTACTGAAAGGCAATTAATGAAACTATCAAACAAACACAAGGCAGCAATTAAGTCATATTTAAGAGCTGTAGCAGCTAGCGGTATCACAGTGGCACTAGCCATTGTCGCTGATATTCACCCTGCTTATGCAACACTTCTAGGTGCGATAGTTGCACCAATAGTAAAGGCTGTAGATCCTACTTCTGGAAAAGAAGCAGACTATGGTGTTAATGCGAAATGACACCGAACGAATGGGTCGCCTTTGGCGTTGGCGTATGCTCTATCGCAGGAGCTTTATTAGTGGCTCTACGATGGGTTATTAAAAGTTTTCTTAGTGAATTAAAACCTAACGGCGGCAGCTCTATGAAAGATCAACTAAATAGACTTGAACAGCGTGTTGATGATCTGTTTACTATCCTAAGTAAGCGATAATTTTATTTATGGCAACTACACGTAAACGCAAGAAGATTAATAGGCGCAGGGTGCGTAAAACACCAGAGCCATTAACTAAACTTGAAGTTTTCTATATTGCTAAACATACGATGTTCACTGCTGCTCGCAAGGCTGGATTCTCTGAATCCGTAGCCCTGTACCTAATGGATAATCCTGATTCTATGCCTGATTGGATCGTAGGCGATAAGGGCATTATCCCAACTATCCCTACTCCAGATGAGGAAGAAGATTAAGCGCATAGCGTTTGTGTCTGACCTGCAAGTACCATTTTTTAATGAGAAGTCTGTTAAATCCGTTGGCCGTTTTTTGGGTAAATGGAAACCACATCGCACTATCTCTATTGGTGATGAAATTGATCTACCACAGCTAGGCGGTTTTAATGCTGGCACTATCGATGAGATGGTGGGCAACATAAATGACGATAGAAAACAAACACAAGAAGTATTAACCTACCTGGGTGTTACCGATGTACTGGGTAGTAACCATGGCATCAGACTTTATCGATCTATCAAAAAGAGATTGCCCAGCTTCTTAAATCTGCCAGAGATGCAGTATGAACGATTCATGGGCTACGATAAACTTGGCATAAAATTTAGCCCATATGGTATTGACTGGGCGCCAGGCTGGACAGCCGTGCATGGCGACGCCTTCCCACTTAGCCAAGTACCTGGACAAACGGCCTTAAATGGGGCTAGAAGGCTTGGTAAAAGCGTGGTGTGTGGTCATACCCATAGACTGGGGGTTTCGGCCTTTACAGAGGCTTCCAGAGGCCAATTAGGGCGTACTGTGTGGGGCGTTGAGGTTGGTAATTTAGTAGATTTAAGTAGTTCAGGCATGGCCTACACCCGTGGGTATGCGAACTGGCAGCAAGGGATCGCCGTAGCTTACGTGCATGAGCGTAAAGTCCAGGTAATAACCATACCTATCAATGCCGATGGCAGTTTCATATTCGAGGGCAAACTCTACAAATAACGTTATCAAATCGTTATCAAAAATAACCCCTAAATCATCCACAAAGTCGTACACATGATGGACACTAATCCTGTGCACAAAGCGTGCATAGAATAGAGGGCTACATGAGTTTCGAAAATGCAGTGTTTTTATGTATAGGAATTATTACCCTGTACTGGTTTGTGGCTTTGAAGGTTGAAGATCGCAAGCAAACACATTACTGGCGTGGCCGTAAAGATGGCTGGGAATTACATCGCCGAATGGTGCAAAACAAGTCAGATCAGGTTTTCGATTATGACAAAAACTGAGGATTTATTAAATGAAGTCATTACTACGATCCAAGAGCGCGGAAGTGTCTATGGACATCCGTACTACAATCACAAAAGAATCGCAGGATTGTGGAGTGCATATCTTGATTTCCCAATCACACCACACCAAGCTGCTTTATGTATGGCGTTGGTCAAGGTTTCTAGGCTTACTGAAACTCCAGATCATTACGACTCAGTTAAAGACTTTATCGCCTATGGAGCTATCTATCGGACAGTCCTCGAAGCAGTCCAAGACCAAGATTTTGAATGGAAGGAATAATGTTTAATTTAGATAACTACGAAACAGTTGAATCAAGATTGGAAAAATGGCATGAGAAATACCCTGATAATCGTATTGAGACTGAACTCATTGAAGCGAATGACAAGCGGTTCATTGTATTTGCCAAGATATTTAAAACTGAAGCTGATCAGAAGCCATGCGCAACTGGTCTTGCTTTTGAGATCATTACGGAAAAGGGTGTTAATAGCACTTCTGCATTGGAAAATTGTGAGACTTCAGCGATCGGTCGTGCGCTCGCAAATGCTGGTTTCGCAGCTAAAGGCAAACGCGCTTCGAGAGAAGAGATGGCTAAGGTAAATAATAATCAGCCAAATGATTATGAAAAGAAATTACAGGAAAGGCGTTACGGATCACCAGGTTCAAGATCAGCAGCTGTTGAGGATGCTTTAAGAGCTTCATTTACTGTTGAGAATAAACAAGATGATCCACAGGCTTGGTCTGTTGCTGAGGTTGTAGATCAGATTGGTGCATCAACGCCAAACGAACCACCAGCATGCGAACATGGTCATATTCTTAAGCAAGGCATATCTAAGACAGGTAAGCCTTATTACGGATATGTATGCAAAGGCAAAGTCACCGAACATGCCAAATGGGCAAAGATGACAGCTAATGGCAAATGGTTCTTTGAAGGAGTTGAGTAATGGGATATATAGCCTTTATAAACGGAAAAGGACTTCAAGTTGTCATGGATGATAATGGTGTGCATTTAGAGGAATCGATTGTCAAATGCGAAGTATGCGACGATGATAGAATCTTTAAGGATGGCACATGTTTCAAATGCCACGAATTGATCAATTATGAGTAATTACACGCAGTTCAAATGTAATGGTTGCAAACGCGACACAGAGTTCTTATGGCTTGATGCAACCGAAATGCCAGATGGTTTCAAGTTATATCAATGTATGGATTGCGGATGCGTAGGAGTTAAGAATGTCGTTGAAGCATTGGATGTTCCTGACTCAGATATTGCTCGATGCGAAAAGTGTGGTATGTGGAAGTTTGCAGCCAAAGCGTGCCACACATGCGAATTGATTGGAGCTAAATAATGCCTACATATGAATACAGCTGCAGAGAATGCGGTACTTATGGATCAGTTCATAGGACTTATAAAGAGGATGATCCTGGTATGGATTGCCCTAAATGCAAGATTGCTATGAATAGGTTGTACTCAGCACCGGGTTTAGTTTTTAAAGGTGATGGATGGGCTGGTAAATCTAAATGAAAATAGGTTCTCTATGCACCGGTTATGGTGGTTTAGACATGGCTGTTGAAGCATTCTTTAATGCTGAAATGGTTTGGTGTGCAGAGAATGATAAATACGCATCTAAATTCATTGAACAACGATTTAATAAACCCAATTTAGGTGATATTAAACTAATTGATTGGGCTACTGTTGAGCCAATAGATATTCTGACGGCTGGTTATCCATGCCAGCCATTTAGCCATGCAGGACAACGAAAGGGAACTGATGATGATAGACACATCTGGCCACATATCATTAAAGCAATTAGCATCTTACGACCAAAATTTATTATCTTGGAAAATGTCAGAGGGCATCTCTCGCTCGGATTCAAGGAAGTTCTCAGCGACCTTACCCAAAATGGGTATGATGCAAAATGGCGTATTGTTCGAGCTAGTGATGTTGGAGCGCCACACCAAAGGGCAAGATTATTCATTATTGCCTACTCCAATGGCGAGGGATTACAAAGGAGTCGATGGAAGGAAAGAAGGCTTGGAAGCGAGTTTGCTACCAACACCAACATCGATGCATGTGAGGAATCACGACGAACCGATAGAGAAATATCAGCAAAGGATCGAAGATTACAACCAGGGCAAGACATTGGGCAAGCCAGGAGCAAGTACAGGTTTAGCCGTTCGATGGAAAGAGAAGCAATACCGAATGCATTGGATCAAGGTAAATTAAACGCTAAATTTGTAGAATATATTATGGGCTTACCAAGTGGATGGGTAACTGATTTAGACTTATCTCGAACTCAACAATTAAAGATGCTTGGAAATGGCGTTGTGCCACAACAGGCTTATTATGCATTGGAGTTATTACATGAATGGCTTTGATGAACAATGGATCGATACCGATGATTTACGGATCACGACATGCCGTCTGACCTGCGGTTTTGTTAGGTAGGTATTGACACATATGATACGCTCTAGGACGCATTCGCCCTCAAGGCGAAAAGGCGAGCCGCGCTGCGGTAAGCTCGCAAGGTGCACGCTAGTTGGGCTCGCTCTATTTGTAGCACAAATTGTTGGCCTTGAAAGAGCTGAATCTCAAACAATAAAAGTAAATACATTAAAACAAATTACATTTCATAAGATGAATTACAACTTTGAACAGTTTTACTGTTTAGATGAGATTGTATATAAAGAATCAAGATGGAACTACAAAGCCAAGAATCCTAAATCAAGTGCTTATGGTTTATTTCAGATACTCAAGAGCAAAGAGAAAGATCCTATTAAACAGATTGATAATGGATTGAAGTACATAAATGCAAGGTATGATGGATGCGCGTGTACTGCGCTCGCACACCATAAGGCTAAGGGTTGGTATTGATGGGTAAGTCAGCATTAAGAGATAGTGGTAGTACCAGGCATTGGCGTAAGATAAGAGAGCGAATACTTAGACGCGATCAATACACATGCAATTACTGTGGCCAGGAAGCTGATACTGTCGATCATGTAATACCTAGACGATTAGGTGGATTAGATACTGATGATAATTTAGTTGCAAGTTGTTCAAGGTGTAATTATTCAAAGGGCGGGGGTTTTTTTGTGCGCAAGAGAACAC